TCAGACGCAGCAGCGTTCTACTGCCCATATATCCCACTAATGAGCTCAGGCGTTGTCCTAGACCCAGGCACATTCGAGCCAACCGTATCATTCATGACACGTTATGGCTACGTTGAGCTAAACAACACTGCGTCATCTCTTGGTAACGCAGCTGACTATCTAGGTCTAGTTGGAATCACTAACGGTAACGTTAGCTTCAGCTAATTTTTACTTAGATAGTAAAAGTATTAAACAGGGCCTACGGGCCCTGTTTTTTTATGACTTTTTTAAAAAAAATGGTTGACTTTTATTTTATTGATGCTATATTAATAATATAACAAGACGTTGTTATACGGGTTGGCGCTAACAATCCTTGGCTAGAGAGGATAAGCGCACTTGGTTAGGGGTAGTGCCCGGCATGTACTACGGAGACGTAGAGTATGCTAACTGCGATACTAAGCAGAACTAAGGTTCTAGGCGTAACATAGACAGGTATCTAGGCGCTTAGTTGGAGGTAAACCCAAGTCCTTCACCCACCCTTATTTTAAAGCCCGCCACTGTGCGGGCTTTTTCTATTTGTGATAAATACTTGTGTCAGATAGTGTGCCGCGAGGCGGACTTATGCTGTACCCACAGCGTAGCGGCTAGAACCCGCATCGGACTTCTAATAAGGAGAAAACAAATGGGAAGACCACTTAATAAAAGATATTTCGGAACACCTACAGCAGGCGGCGACGAAATCAAAGTTCAATTTCACAATGGTACATCAAGCGTTCCAGGTTGGATCGTTAAGCAACTAGGATCTAAAAAGTTTCGTTGCACAGACGGTACTGCAACAAAAGATTGTGTGTTAACAGATGCAGCGGCAGCAGCACTAACAGCAGGACAGATGTCAATTACAGTTGATGACGGCGGAACAGCACGTCAAGTAATTAAGATTGCTGCACGTAAAGCAACAATGGACAACGGTTCTACAACTGCTTGGGACTTCACAGGTACAGGTGATGTAGCTGAGATTGAAGAAGCAGGTGATGATGATGCATTAACAAACGCAACTAACATTGAAGGCGATGTAGAGTAAGACTTGTAGTGTAGGGGAGAAATCCCCTACATTATTATTAGGAATTTAAGAATGTCAAAGTATGTAAAAGTACCATCCGGTGGATATAAAATTATAGTTGCACAAGGTCAAACTATTACCTTAGACACTAATCCTAACGGAAATTCTAATGACGACCAACAAGGTAAAGTTGTTATCACTGGAGACTTAGAGGTTCTAGGAAATCAGACTATTGTAGAATCTGAAACTATGGTTGTTAAGGATAATATTATTGTTCTTAATGACGGCGATCCAGGACCTGGTATTACACTAGATCAATCAGGACTACAAATAAATCGAGGAACTGGTACAACTAATGATGTTTGGTTTGTGTATGACGAAAATACAAACGGATTTGTATTTAGACAAGGTGCAGCTGATGCAGGATCATTAGTTAGTATTCAAACCAACTCGATCACTACAGGCGGCGAAAATTTATTAGTTAATACAGGCAGTAATGTAATTTCTGTATCAGGAACTACTAACTACGAACAAAATGTTACAGACGATGACGACATTACAAATAAAAAATATGTAGATGATGCTATCTTAACTGCGTTTGCTACAGTGTTTTTAACACAAATTGGTGACGGATCTGTTGATCCTTCTACTGTTAAAGTTTTAGATAATGAAACAACAGGCAACGACAGTTTAGTTCAAATTAATATAGATAACTCAACAGTTGCAGAATTTTATGATGATAGACTTGATCTAACTGATATTAGAATTACTGGAACAATGATCGAAACTATAGCGTCAAACGAAGATTTAGTTTTGTCCGCACCAGGTACAGGTTCTGTTGTAGTTAAAGATACTTTAGAACTTACAAGTGTTCCGGGAATCGATACTGATCCTTTAGATCCTTTAACATTTGCACCTTCGTTTCCAGATAGCGGAGTAAAGATTTATATTGCAAATCAAAATACTGGCGGCACAGGAATATTTTTCGCTAATGGCAACAATACTAGAGACGAACTTATAAGTAATAATAGATCATTAGTGTATGGAATGATTTTTTAAGGATTTATTTTAATGGCAATTGAGAATATAAATTTTAGCGGGCTAGACGGAAGTTTTAACAGAATTGTTGATTCTTTATTAACTGTGCCTGCTGGAGAACAATATGCTGTAACAACAGTTATTGTATGTAATACAGCAATTGTTGATCCTGTAAACCCAACTCTCAATGCAGGCGAGTTTGATTTACATTTAATACCATCAAGCGAAGTAATATCAGCTGGTTCTGTAACTAACGCAATTGCCGATAATAATAGAGTTATAAAAGATTTAGAATTATTAGCAGGTGAAAGTTATAGTTTTGATAGCGAAAAATTAATTTTAGAAGAAGGCGATGTTATTGCAGTCGCCGGCTCAATTAATACATTATCTGCAACAGTAAGTTATTTGGAGATATAATGGCTATTGTAAATGGATTAATTAACGCAACAGATACAACATTACTAACTGTGCCAATTGGAAAACGTTATGCAATTACAAATATATTTGTTTGTAATAATGAAGCTGTAAACACAGGTCATGAAGAACACGGCACTACTAGATTTGATATGCATTTAGTAAAAGCTGGTGAACCTAAAAGTTTAATTAATATGGTTGTTAGAGACTTACCGATGCCTGCAAGTGAAACATTTAGTTTTGATAGCGAAAGAATAGTTTTAAGTGAAGGAGATACTATTGTATTTCTAGGAGAATCGCCAACGGTCTTAAGTGCAACTATAAGCTATATGGAAGTATAACATGAGATATATTAAAAGACAAACTACAAGTAGAAGTAATTTAGCTGGCAAAGGTGTACACTATAGTACAACTGACGAAGTTATTTTAGATTCAACAAATGTAGTTATAGTTCCAAAAGGCACAACAGCTGAACGTCCTCAAGCACTAGTAGACGGAATGATGCGTTATAATACAGATAACGAAGAGTTTGAAGTTAGACAGAACGGAGCATGGCGCAATATTAGATTTAAAGAACCAAACAGAAATCCTGGAATTGTACAACAAAATTTAGGAAACGGAGATTCGTCAAATACAGATTTTGGGCCGTTAAATAGTGGAGATCCTAACTTTACAGGTCCTATTGCATCACAAAATATTTTAGTATTTGTTGAAAATGTTTTTCAAATTGCAGAAACAAATTATACAATTTTTCAACAACCAGACGGATGGTATATCCGCTTTGGAACACCAGTCCCATTTGGAAAACCTGTAACTGTACTTCATAACTTTGACAAATAAATACAATTGTCAAAGGAGACATGAGTGGCACAAGTAGGTAGAATATCCGGCGCAGTATTAAAAGATAATCTTTTAAGACAAGGCATTGATCTTGCATTTGAATCTGACCTAATATATTTAAAAGTAGATCCTAATAGAGATCCACCATTTGCTTCGGGTCCTGAGTTTGACGATGGCGATCCAAACTACCAAGAACCTGATATAGGTTCAGCAAACATTGGAATTGGTGTTAATACTAACGCTCCTAATAGCACACTAGATGTTAACGCACAACTTGGAACTACTAATTTAGAAGCGTCATATTTAAATGTTTCTCCAAATATTGAAATTAATAATAATAGTATAACAGCAGTTCTTGGAAATTTAAATTTTAATTCAGCAGACGAGATAGTTGTTTCTACACTAGAAACACAAAATCTTAGAATAAACGATAATACAATTTCAACAACCGACGGATCTAACTTAGAGATTAGACCTAACGGTAATGGGCAGTTAATTATTAATAGTAATTGGAAAAACTGGGGAGACATACATGCTACTGGAGACATAACATTTGGTGGCAATTTAACTTTAGGCGACGACGACACAGATTCTGTAACATTTGAATCTGATGTAAACAGTGATATTATTCCAGATGTTACTGGACTTTATAACTTAGGATCTCAAACTAAAAAATGGCAAGCACTTTATACTAATCAAGCACATGGCGAAACAGTAAATGCAGAAGAATTGTTAGCAGACGAAATTAGCTTATCTAGAAGACAAGGAAATGTATTTTATGTTAGTACACTTGGTGATAACACAAATGTTGGTGATCACCAACATGGTGCATTTCGCACATTAGAACATGCACTTGATGTTGTTGATGCTAGTAGCGGCGGCCCTGTTACGATACATATATTTCCAGGAGAATATGAAGAAGCCTTTCCATTAGTTGTACCTGAAAATGTTTCAATTAGCGGAGAAGATTTAAGAAATGTTATAGTTAAACCAACAAATGCAACTAGTACTAATAATGCATTTGAATTAACACACAATACTACTATAGAAAATATAACTATTAAAGATTTTTATGCACCAGGATATGCATTTGTATTTCAAAACGGAGCAATTATATCAGAAAGATCTCCATACATTAGAAACGTAACTGTAATTACACAAGGTAGTTTTACATACGCACCTGTAACAGATATTTACGATGCTGGCGATGCCGCAGGCGGCACAATTACAGATACTTTTGACGGCGGAAGTGGTAGTACAGAAGCGACAGATATACTAGATGGTCTCTTAGGAACCACCGGCACAGTTCCGGGTGGTGGCGCATATATTGACGGCAGCGTATTAGATAGTGCTACACTAGAAGGTAGTATGTTATTTCATAGCTGTACCTTTATTACACCAGGTGTCGATTGTATCATAATGACAAACGGTGTTAGAGTTGAATGGTTAAACTGTTTTACATATTACGCAACAGTAGGACTAAAGGCAGAACAAGGTACTTCTAGTTTAGGAGATAACGGTGTTCGATATGGTTCAGAATTAAGAAGTATTAATAGTGCAAACATATATGGTAATTACGGTGCAGTAGCAAATGGTGCAGACACATTAATGTATCTAATACAACATAACTTTGCATACATTGGTTCAGGTGTTGATACAAGAAACGACCCAAGTTTAGCACTACAAGATCAAGAAACAGTAGAATTAAACAACGGAAAAATATATTATGTAACAACAGATCATGCAGGGGCATTTCGTGTAGGTGATGCATTCTTTGTTAATTTTGAAGATGGAACAACTAGTTTGAATATTGGTGAAGTAAGTTTACAAGACGTCAGTGCAATATATATTAATACTAATGGAAATATAACATACATCGACGGTGAGAGAATTAGTACAGGAAATATTCGCTTTAGTGGAAATACAATATCTACAGTAGATGGAGATTTAATTTGGCATCCTGATTCAACAGAGTTTTTAATATCAACAAATGATAAATTTATAATACCTAAAGGCGACACTGGCAAACGTAAAGAAACAGATGGTGATATTAGATGGAATACCGACTTTAATATATACGAAGGTTACGGTGAGTCAAATGTAACCTTTAATGGAATTTTCAGCCAAGATCGATTAACTAGTATAACAGCTGATCAAAGTTTAGATGACAACTTAATTTTTACTGCTGGAACTACCGAAATGGGTAGGCTTGTTCCAGGAACACTTCAATTTAACAGTGTACAAATTGATGATGTTAATATTAATAATAATATAATAAAATCATCAACTGCAAACACAGATCTATTAATTCCAAATAGTGTTAATGAAAATGTAACTATAGATAACATTATTATATCAGCAAGCTCAATTGACGTGTCAACTGGGCAATTAAATTTTTCTCACACTGGTCAAGGATATTTAAAATTTAATACTACTGGAGGATTAGTTATTCCTGCAGGAGATTCATCTAACAGACACCAAAATCCAGAAGTTGGTACAGTACGTTTTAACAGCGATGTTGATTCATTAGAAATATGGAGCGGAACTGCATGGGTTAATGTTATCGAAGATAGCGAAGGTGCAACTGAAGCTGATATGCAAGAATTCCTCAATTTATATGTCCTTGTATTAGGATAATTCCATAAAACGATAAATACTATTAATGCAGCATAAGACCAATATCTGCAGGGTCAAACTGTGGTTAGCCAGCAAAGAGCGAGAGCTGAAAATTTAGGCTAGAGGGACGGGATCCCCGTGTTGAGGAGAAGAGATGGCACTTGGTCGAATTAGTGGTCCGCTCTTAAAATCCAATCTGCTTCGAAATGGGGTAGATCTGGCTTTTGAGAATGACCTATTGTATCTAAAAGTTAGCAAGCCTGACGACACAAACCCACGTGTCGGTATAAACACTAGCACACCTCAATACGATTTAGATGTTAATGGAACTACTAGAAGTACAGGATTAATTGTAGGTAATATTGCAAATATTGCAGATATTACAATTTCTGGTAACACCATTGAAACAAGTAATCCAATACTACAATTAGGTACAAATGACACAGTTGTTTACCAAAACAAATTAAACGTTGATAGTATCGATATTGAAAATAATGTTATTAGTACTAACGTATCTGATGAAAATTTAGAATTATCGCCGTCAGGATCGGGCCAAGTAGAAATATTTGCTAACACCCAAGTTAATGGAAATATTGTTGCTACAGGAAGTATTACAGCAAATGGTAACATTACAATTGGTGATGCAGATACAGACAATGTTACATTTAATGCAGAAATTACTTCTGACATAATTCCAGATTTATCAAACACTTATTCTTTAGGTAGTGATCCAAATGTTAACAACGGCAAGCAATGGAATGATACATGGACTAACACCCTTTATGCAGGAAGTATCAATACTACTAATGTTTCTGTCGACGGCATTGATTTGGCACTACGTCAAGGTAACATTTGGTATGTTGCTGAAAATGGCGACGATACATATTCAGGTGATCATCCAAATGATCCGTATGGTTCAATTAAGTATGCAGTAGAAAATGCGCAAGCTGGTGATACTGTACACATATATCCAGGTAATTTCGCCGAAATATTTCCGATAACAGTTCCGGCAGGAGTAACTATTCGCGGACACAGTTTGAGAAGTGTTAACATTTCTCCTACAATAGGAACACAAACTAACGATGCATTTTTATTAAATGGCGAAGTTACTATTGAGGATATAACTATTAAAAATTATTTTTATAATGCTATTAATGATACAGGTTATGCATTTAAACTAGCAAATAATTTTAAAGTAACAACTAGATCACCATATATTAGAAATGTTAGTGTTATTACTCAAGGCTCAGTAACTAGTGGAACTGATCCTAGAGGGTTTAATACTGCTGATGCAGGTAAAGGTGCATACTTAGACGGAAGTCTTGCTCATGTAGATTCAAGAGAAGCAGGTGTATTATTTCATGCAGTAACATTTATTACACCGGGTGTTGATGCTATTACACTTACTAATGGTGTTAGAATAGAATGGCTTAATAGTTTTACATATTTTGCAGATAGATCCATTTATGCATTTGATGGTTCTGCAGGATTAAAAAATGCAGGAAAAACATATGTTAAACTTGCAGGAATATCAGGAACATTTAGTGCAGGACAAACAATAACATTTACATCAACTGATAATTCAACTGTATATACTGCAACTATTGATAGTGTTGACGGAGATATTATTGCAATAAACGGATCATTTGATAGTCTTATTGGTTTTGACACAACTCCTCAAAGTATAACAGCAGGCGCAGCAAGCGCAACAGAAATAGTAAATTACGATTTAAAAGATTTTGGTGCTGAAGTTAGATTACTTGGATCAGCAAGTGTTTACGGAAATTACGGATTATATGGCGACGGTCCTGGTGTTATTATGTATGCTATTGGACATAATATGGCATATATTGGTAACGGTAAAGAAACAACAAATAATCCAAATACTGTTGTTCAAGCAAACGAAGTAGTTGAACTTAACGAAGCAAAAGTTAGATATAATACAGTTGATCAACAAGGTGACTTTAGAGTTGGAGATTTATTTCATGTTGATCAGCAAACAGGATCTGTAACTTTTAGTTCAAGTGATGTTAACATTGCAACTACAAATGGTGTATCTATTACAACAAATTCAAGTACCACGGTTATTACAGGTGAAAGAATTGATACTGGTAACTTAAGAATTAGTGGTAATACTATTGAAAGTTTAAGTGGAGAAATTAATTTAGTAGCAGCAAGCGGAACTGTAAATGTTGATTCAACAGGCGCACTAAATCTGCCAAAAGGTACAACATTAGAGCGTCCTGGAACTCCTGTAACAGGAATGATTCGTTATAACACAGATACAAACTTGTTTGAAGGTTATGATGGTAATTGGATTGCACTAAACGGCGTTTATGATCTAGATTTAGACACATATATTACAGCAGAGTTGACACCTGGTGCAAACGATGATACTATCAGATTTTATTCAGCTAATTCGTTAGTAGCTGATATTGATTCAACAAGATTAAGATCTGATAGAATAGAAGTTGATGATATTGCAATAGACGGAAACACAATCGAAACTACAACAGCTAATACTGATTTAATATTAGATGCTGATGGAACAGGTAGTGTAGTAATAGATGAATTGGCGTTTAAAGACAATACTATAATAAATAGAACTATAGACGGTATAACACTTCTTGGTAATACCGGAAACGGCTATGTTAAAATAACTGGAACAGACGGGTTTGTTGTTCCTTCCGGCGTTGACGCAGAAAGACCTGGTTTTGGATATAGAGAAACCGGAATGATAAGATGGAATACACAGCAAAGTTTCTTAGAAGTGTTTGATGGTACAACGTGGGGATCAGTAGCAGGTCAAGCAGCAGGTATCTCAGTAGCTAGAGCTGAAGAACTTGCATTAGAATATGTGTTAGTATTAGGATAAAGATATGGCAACGTTATTTAGAAATAAAGCTATTAAAGATGTAGGAACAGTTCCTATTTTAGTAATAGAAAATAATGCAGCAACGCAATCAACTGTAATTGGTGCATCATTGACAAATTTAACAGAAGAACCAGTATATGTAAACTTGTTAATACAAGACGATACAAGTGTTACAGCACATTACATTAAAGATGCTATGATACCGCCAAACGGAACATTAAAAGCAGTCAACGGAGGAGAAAAATTAATTGTTGCTCCTTCATGTGGATTACTAATTCAAGCAGATGCTAATGATAGTTTAGACGCAGTGTTTAGTTATGTAGATATTGTATAAGGAATATGTTATGAGTAATTATTATATAGGAGAAACACCGGATTCAATAATTGGAGCAACGTCTCATCGTTATTGGTACGGATTACGCAGAACCAATGAAGGTGAACTTTTTTTAGGAAAAGCTGATCAACTTAAAAAAGAAGATAGTATTACGATTAACAAAGCAGGCGACCCAGATCAAAACTTTCCAGGATTTCAAGAAGGACAAAACTTTTTTGAAGGGAGAGATGTTTACCATGAAAAAGTTTATGATAACTTAAATTATGAACAATATCGCTGGGACAATAAAAACATTTACTATTATGTTAATGATGACGGCGAATTAGTTCTTAGTGTAAATCAAAAGCACGTTTATGATGAAGGCGACTCGTCTAACGGATTAGGATAAAAAAATGGCAGATACTTTTAAAATTGAACGATTAAAGTTTAGATGGTTAGGACCTTGGGAAGGCGAAAAGGTTTACATTAGAGATGACATAGTTTACTATGGTGGATCAACTTATGTTTGTATAGCTGGACACACATCTAATGTTGAATATGATGCTGCTGTTGTAGATTCAGGTTTCTATTCTGACTTACAAGCAGCTCAACCAAAATGGGAAATGCAGACACATGGTGTAGTTTGGAAGGGCGACTGGGCACCTAATACATACTATGATACTTTTGATTTAGTAAAATATGACGGCTATGTTTATAAGTGTACATTGCCACACACTTCAAATCCAGCTAGTCAATTAGGGCTTCCTGCAAATATCGACGAGTGGAATATTTATGCAACTACTAGTAACTGGTTAAGCACATGGGCTCCCCTACAATATTATGATTTAGGAGATATTGTTAGATACAATGGAAACGTCTACGAGTGTATAGAAAAGCACCAATCATCGGCAGATACAATAATAGGTCTAGAAGTTGATCAAGCTAAATGGAAAATTGTTACAATTTCGGATTATTGGAAATCTGATCATGCAGAAGATACTAGATACATTGTTAACGACATTGTAAAATATAGCGGTAATGTTTATCGCTGCACACAAGAACATACTAGCAATTTACTACTTGAAGACAATTCTTCAAATTGGGAAATTGTTTTAAAAGATTTAGAATACCGTTCTGATTGGCAAGCGGAAACAATTTATTATATTAATGATATTGTAAAATACGGAAACTCATTATGGAAATGTAATGTAACACATACTAGTACTACCTCGTTATCCACCGACGATTCAAACTGGAACTTATGGATACCTGGTTTAGGTTTTGAAAATGTTTGGATTAATAATATTCATTATAGTGTAGGTGATATTGTTGAATACGGCGGCTACATTTATGTATCTCTTACTAATAACATTAATAGTATTCCGTCAGCAAACGGCTTGGCACAAAACACAGGTGATTGGGAAGTAGTTTTAACTTCTTATAAAATTCAAGGCGAATGGACAACTACTGCTACATATAAAACTGGTGATGTTGTAAGAAATAATGGTAATTTATATGTTGCAAGAACTGATCATGCAGCGGGAGAATATCCAAATACATCAGCAGGATGGCAAATACTTATTCAAGGTGATCAAAATGTCGGAGATTGGAATTCTACAACACTGTATTATTTGAGAGATATTGTATTATTTAAAGGAACAGCATATAGATCAATAGCACAGCACACCGGACAAGATCCTGAAGTAGATGTCGCAGGCGCTGGCTCATATTGGGAAATTTTAATCCAAGGTAATTCTGGAAACGTTTTAGAACAACGAGGAGACCTTAGAGTACACGACGGAACCGACGAAGCAAATTTAAATATTGGCATTGCAGGAGACGTATTAAAAGTTACACCTTCTAGTGCAATTGATTGGGCAAAACAAGATTTTACCCAGAAAGTTTATTTTGTATCAACTGACGGTGTTGATTCACCAGAAAGAGGCTTGACGCAGACATCTTCATTTAAATCAATAAAATACGCATGTGATTATATTTTAGCTGATGAAGCAAATAGAGCACCTGCAACAATCTTTGTAAAAACAGGAATTTACGAAGAAGAGTTACCAATCTCTATTCCTGCAAGTGTTGCAGTTGTTGGAGACGAATTAAGAAGTACAATAGTTCAGCCTATGATTGGTAGTGAAACTAGTAATATGTTTTATTTAAGAAATGCATCAGGTTTAAGGAATATGACGCTACAAGGTTTATCTGGAGAATTAACAGCTCCAAATCAATACTTAACAAGACGTGTTACTGCTGGAGCATTTGCTAGTTTAGATCCAGGTACTGGTCCAGATGATACATCAGTTTGGATTACAAATAAATCACCTTATGTACAAAACGTAACAACATTTGGAAATGCTTGTGTAGGAATGAGAATTGATGGCTCCTTGCATAATGGTGGAAACAAATCTATTGTTGCTAACGACTTTACACAAATTATATCAGACGGTATTGGTTATTGGGCTTCTAATAATGGTTTATCAGAACTTGTTTCAGTATTCACATACTACTGCCATATAGGATATCTTTCGTCAGATGGCGGAAAACTTCGTGGTACAAATGGTAACAACTCCTATGGAACATATGGTTCAGTTGCTGAAGGATTTGACGCTACAGAAGTTCCTATTACTGCTACAGTAGACAACAGATCAAACGAAGCAACAGTTGCTAGTGTTTTAACAAATACAGATAAAGTTCTTGTAGCAGGATTTACACATTCTGGACAAGAATATACGTCAGCATCAGCAACAATAAGTGGACCGGGAGCAAATGCTACTGCAACTTTTGAAGAATATAGAAAAGGTGCTATTTCTGAATTAAGAATAACAGATCCTGGTGATTCTAGTACTGCTGGCGGTATTAATTATGGACAGGTTGTTAACTATGCACAAGGTGGTGACGAATTTAGTATTACATTATCAAATGCCGATGTTAATACTATTGCAACACTTGAAGGAATGAGGATTGTAATTACACAAGGTGCAGGAGTAGGACAATATGGAATAATTACTGGATATAATTCATTAAGCAAAAAACTTATTGTATCTAGAGAAAGTGATTTAAAAAATGGATGGGAACATTTATATCCAGGTTATCCTATTGCATCACAACTTAATGCTACAACACGATATTCAATTGAGCCTAGAGTTTCAATTGATGAAGCGCCGTTTGTAGTTACTAATAGAGACACTAATAATTCGTTTGGAGCATTTGCATGGCTTGGCGGAAATTCTTGGGTTGCTGCACAATCTGGAGGAACTCAAGGATCATTATCAACAGATGATGGTGTAACATGGAGTAATAGAACTATCCCAGCTGGAACTTGGACTAAAGGAATTAGTGCTGGAGGAACAGCATTGTTTTTACAAACTACTAGTACAACTAATTCTATTGCAAGAACATCAGATGGTAATACATGGGTTAATGAACTTTTATTTGCGTCAAGTCAATGGGTTTCTGGTGCATACGATAAAACATCTAGCAGAGTAGTACTAGTATCAAATGGCACAGGAGGTACAAACTATACAGCATATTCCGATGACAGTGGCAATACTTGGACACAAGGTGGAAATCTTCCAAGTTCAGGATTTTTAGATGTTACTAACGGAAGAGGATTATTTATTGCAGTAAAATATGGTGTAACTTTTGCAACATCAACAGACGGAACATCCTGGAGTAATATTACAGTTCCAAATGGTAACTGGAATCAAATTGAATACGGAAATGGAAGATTTGTTGCACAACAAACTGGTTCAGATTTAAGAATATACAGTTTTGACGGTACAACATGGTATAACAGCTCAGTTGATATTAACACAAACGGAACATGGAACAAATTAGCATATAGTCAAGGATTATTTGTAGCAATGAATTCTACTACTAATCTAGTTTCTACTTCGCAAGACGGATATGTTTGGACAACAGAATTTGAAGATAGTAGTATAAAAGCAATGAGTAGAACAGGAGCATATGCAGTATTAGCAGCAGGCGAGTCAAACAAAGGTCCTGTTTTCCTTGCAGCCCAAACAGGACAATCAAATGTTGATGTACTAGAATCAGGTTCAAGACCTACAATACGTTCAGTTGTTGATTCTAGTAGAATTAAAGAATTCCATATTTATAACCCAGGTAGTGGATATGCATCAGATGAAATGGGCATAGTGTTAGTTGACCCTAACAATACTATTGATGTTACTTTTGAACCAAGAATTAACAATGGAGTATTACCACAACCTATTTATACAAATAGAGGAAGTGAATATGCAACAGCAACTATTGCTATTACAGGTGACGGGTTTGCTGATATTTTCCAAATTAGCGATAAACTAAAGGTATCTGGACTAGATAGAATCCCAGGACCTGGAGACAACTTAATCATTGACGGAATTGACGAAGTTACTTATAGTATTGTTCAGATTGGTACTCCTACAGGTTCTGCAGGAAACTATGAAACAACATTTACTATAACACCAAGTCTTGATAGAGATGAATCTCCAGTACACGGTACTGATATTATTATACGTCAACGCTATTCACAAGTACGTCTAACAGGTCATGACTTCTTAGATATTGGTACTGGTAACAGTTCAGATACTAATTATCCAGGATTGTATGTGTTTGGATATGAAGGTGTTAACGAACCAAAACCTTACAATGAAGTTGTACAGTTTGGTGGCGGTAGAGTATTCTATACATCAACAGACCAAGATGGTAACTTTAGAGTTGGTGAGCTGTTTGAAGTACAACAAAGAACTGGTGTTGTTAGTATCAATGCAAGTTATTTTGAATTAGAAGGATTAACTGAATTAAGATTAGGCGGAATTGTTGTTGGCGGATCAGAAGTTGTTATTAGAGAATTTTCTAAAGATGGATCATTTATTGCTAACAGTAATAATATTGTTCCTACACAGAGAGCAATTAAAACATATATTGAAAGTAGACTTGGCGGCGGAACATCTAATGTGTCTACAAATACATTAATAGCAGGTGAAATTGTTGTTACAGGCAGTACTATTGGCACCGGCGGCGGCAGCACAATTAATGTAAATCGAACTGTAAACTTTAGAACAGGGGTTGCAGGATCTATGTTAGCCAATGCAATGTTTACATTACATGGAAATATTTAACGGGTGATAAATACACTAAAGGGAGTGCCAAATGGCTGAATTTAAATTAGGTAGAATTAGATTTGTATGGAAGGGCAATTGGCTCACCAATACAATTTACTATAAAGATGATATTGTTCGCGCTGGCGGCACAACATACATTTGTATAGCAGGACATACAAGCCAAGCTCAATTTGCTCAAAGTTCTGATAATTGGCAAAAAATGTCAGACGGTCAAGAGTGGAGAGGCGATTGGGCTATTGATACACTGTACTATGTAGACGATATTGTTAAGTATGGCGGATATCTTTATATTTGTAATTTAGAACATACATCAGCATCTAGTTTAACATCAGGTTTAGAAAATGACCAAGAGAAATGGGATTTGTTTGCAGAAGGATTTGACTATAAGTCAAATTGGACTGTATCTACAAGATATAAAGTAAATGATCTTGTTAAGTATGGTGCAGTAGTATATTTGTGTTTAGAAGGACATACAAGTGCTAATAATTTAACTGACGGATTAGAAATAGATTTAGCAAAATGGGAAGTATTTTCATCTAGCTTTGATTGGAAAGATAGTTGGACTATATCTACAAGATATAAGCCAAACGATGTTACTCGCTACGGCGGACAACTTTATGTTTGTATCACAGGTCACACTTCTGCAGTGTCTGAAACAGAAGGTTTAGAAGCTAACCAATCAGCTTGGGAATATTTACACAAAGGCATAGAATACAAAGGTGACTGGGCAAGAGATACAAGATATAAAGTAAATGATGTTGTAAAAAATGGCGGCGGACTATGGATATGTACTGATTATCATACTAGTGGCGGTTATAATTCTTTTGATGATAGTAAATTTGCTATATTTGTTCCTGGTTTAGAATTTGAAGATTCGTGGGATATTGATGTAGTTTATCAACCAGGCGATTTAGTAAGCTATGGCGGTTACACCTATGTTGCTAAAACAAACCATAAAGCAATGAAGCCAAATGTAAGTCCAGTAGAATGGGACTTATTTAATACAGGATTTAAATTTTTAGGCGATTGGGGAGATGACAGCTCTGCTCAAAACTACGAAGTTGGTGATGTTGTTAGACTTAACGGTTATACATATGTATGTATACAAGAACATTTTGGACAACAACCACCAAATACACTTTACTGGGAAAGGTTAAACAGTGGTTTCTTTTGGAAAGGGGCTTGGGCCGACTCAACTATATATCAATTAGGAGATGTAGTAAGTTATGGTGTTAACTCATATGTTTGTGTTGACGGACATACATCGGACGAAATAGCTGCACAAAATAGACCAGATCAAGATACAAACGGACTATACTGGAATATTATGTCGGGCGGTCCTGAAGTTTCTGTATTGACTACCGAAGGTGATATTGTTTTCTATGGTGGAGCAGGTCCTACTAGGTTACCTGTAGGAACTCCTGGACAAGTATTAAAAGTCAACTCCGATGCTAATGCTCCGGAGTGGACATACTTAGGAAGCATAAATCATATCTACTATGTTGACACAAACCAAGGTGTTGACAGTCCGTCACCTACATATGGTACAACTATTGACCAGCCATTTAAAACTGTAAGATATGCAGCAGAGCAGGTTGATAAAGGTGCTTTAAGACCAAATGCAGCATATCTTTTAAAAATGAATAAAACATTTATTCAAGCAGAGGTTACAGAATGGGTTGATTATCAAATTGCTAACAGTTTAGCACCATTTACAGGAGCATTTACATACAACAAAGCTACATGTTATAGAGATGTTGGGCAAATTGTAGATGCATTAATATGGGATTTAACACACGGTGGAAATGAAAAAACAAGAGCAGCAGCTCTAACTTATTTTGACAATGCTGGGGCACTTATTGCAGCAATAGCCGATGAAGACGGTGAAACTTCAGCAGCAATCACATATTCGATTGAAGTAATGGATGCTGTATTAAGTAACTTTGATCCAGCAGTTAACTATCAAACAACTAATAGTGTGCCGTCCCCAGTTGCTCAATATAAAGATACAGATTACATAGAAGAATCAGATGCACAAGCACAAATAGAGTTATTGGTGCCTATTATTACTAATGCATTAGATGCAGCAAGTTCAGCCGGCATTCCTGCAGAAATACAAGTTAACAGTACAATATTTGTTAAAACTGGTTCGTTTGACGAAGTACTTCCAATTATTGTTCCAAAAAATACAGCAGTAGTTGGCGACGAATTGCGTTCAACTAGAATTAATGCAGGCGGAAGTTTTGTTGCAGGAACAGATGTTCCATTTAGCTTAGATGCTATTTCAAGACTACAAGCAATTATTAGCGATGTTACACAAAATATTGGAATTACAAAATCTGTAAGTAATACAGAAGTACAAGTAACTAGTACTCCTGCAGGTAGTGCAGCCGCTGGAACAGCCGCAGCCGGCATCATACAAGATATATATGACCAAATTGATTTTGATATTAATGCAAACGGCGCAGCGCCTACACTAGCAGGAACAAATACGCCAAATACCGACACAGGTTATACACAAGCAATTGAAGCAATTGAAGCAAACAGAGTATTTTTAGTTGCAGAAATTACAGCATATATTGCAGATAACCAACCAGGAAATACTAATTACGATAGTGCAGCATGTGAAAGAGACGTTAACAGATATATCGATGCATTACAATACGATTTAATTTATACAGGTAATTATAAAGCAAAATTAGCAGCAAGATATTATGTAAATGCAGTCAATGGCTCAGAACTAGAAGATATGTTCTATATGAGAAACGGAACAGGCTTGCGTAACTGTACTGTTACTAGTTTAAATGGTACATTAGGAGCAGCTAATAGTTACGGAACCAAACGTCCAACAGCAGGCGCTTATGTATCACTTGATCCTGGCTGGGGACCAAATGACAATCGTGCATGGATTACAAATAAATCTCCGTACGTACAAAACGTAACAACATTTGGTACAGGATGTGTAGGTTGTAAAATTGACGGAGACTTACACGCCGGAGGCAACGACTCTATTGTTGCTAACGACTTTACACAAGTCCTAAGTGACGGTATTGGTGTATGGTGTACTAATCTAGCAAGAACAGAACTTGTATCAGTGTTCTCGTATTACGGACATATTGGTTATCTAGCAGAAGAAGGTGGTAAAATTCGTGCTACAAACGGTAACTCATCTTATGGTGAACACGGAACTGTAGCTGAAGGTGTAGATGTAACCGAAACTCCAATTACAGGTGTTGTTGATAACTTCTCAACTGATGCAATTGTACAAAATGTATTTACAGACGGTGATCAAATACTTCAACTAGAGTATTTAAATGCTGGCGTTAACTATACAACATCAACTTCGGCAATTAAGACTGTAACTAATATTGGTGCAGCTGATGCATTGCGTACAGTTGGAAGCTATAACGGAGTAGTAGGTACTTCATCAGGTGGTGGCACACTACAAGAATTTGATATTACTATCGAAGCAGGCGGGCTTGTAAACACCCTTACAATTGTTAAGGGAGGTACAGGACATTCGCCAGGAGATACTATTACAATTCAAGATTCAGATCTTGGCGGTGGCGGAGCAGCTAACTTAACATTTGATGTACAAGTTGTAGGCGATGCTACAGTATTTGATGTCACCGGAGACGGAATTAATGCAGAAGTTGATAATGCTAATATAGTTAACGGCGGTGTTTACGAAGTCAGACTTTTAAATACTGATGTTGACGCAGATGGCGAAGGAGACTTTGGAGGTGCTGGATATGTAGCTGCAAGTAACTATGCACAAACAGGTAATAGCACATCGATTACAATTTCGAATACTGACACTAATACAAGTGCAGCATTTATAGGAATGGCAATTTATATTACTAGTGGCTTAGGAGTTGGACAATACGGTTATATTGATACATACAATTCTGGTACTAAAATTGCAACTGTACGTAAAATGAGCGACGATTCACAAGGATGGGATCATTTAACTAACGCAGCAATATCGTCAACATTAGATGATAGTACTGCATATTCAATTGAACCAAGAATTGTGTTCGCTGCTTCACCATCGGGCGGCTATGCAAATCTTGCAAAAGCAAGAGCAAGAGTTGAAGACGGAAGTATAGTTGAAATTAGAATTACAGATCCAGGATCAGGTTATGTAACACCTCCTACTATGACTGTAGTAGATCCTAGTAATACTATAGATGTTCCGCATACTGTACGTATTGGTGACGGTGTATTAGCACAGCCTACTTGGACTAATAGAGGAAGTACATATAGTGTTGTAGCTGTAAGTATTACAGGAGACGGTTATGCTGATAGATATCAACCTGGCGCTTATATACAAGTTGAAAATCTTGATGATGTTCCGCTACCAGGTTCTAACGTAGAATTTGCAAGCATTCCAGGAGTTTATTTCAAATTAGTAACTGTAAGAACTCTAAGAGGATCAGGACCTTATAGTGCGCTACTACAAGTAAGTCCAAACATAACAATTGCAGATGCACCGGATCATGGTGATAGTTTTGATATTAGATTCCGTTATTCGCAAGTACGTCTAACAGGACACGACTTCTTAGACATTGGTACTGGAAACTTCACTAATACAAATTATCCAGGGATACCTCTAATAGATCCTGATCCAACTAAAGAAACTGTTGAATCTGGTGGTGGTAGAGTATTCTATACATCAACAGACCAAGATGGTAACTTTAGAGTTGGTGATTTGTTTAGTGTTGAGCAATCAACAGGTATTGCAACACTAGATGCTGATGCATTTAACATCAGCGGTCTACAAGAGTTACAATTAGGTTCAGTACAGTTAGGAGGCACAAGTGCTTTAATTACTGAATTCTCAGCAGACGGTACGTTTGCTGCAGATAGTGACAACGTTGTTCCAACGCAGAAAGCGATAAAAACGTATATCACATCTCAAATTGGTGGCGGTGCTGCAACACTAAATGTAAATAGTATTACAGCAGGCCAAGTAAAGTTAATAGGAACAGAAATCACAACTCCAACAGGGGTTACAATAGATGTTACTGCACCGATGAACTTTAATGTGGGTATTAATGGATATCCGCAAGCATGGAACTATTTCTTAAAATAATGGAGAGAATTTAAAATGGCAACAGGAATTTTAGGTACATCAGACCTTAGTGCAGGCGCAGATACAACATTATATACTTGCCCTGTCGATACATTTACAGTAGCCGCTGTTAACATGGTTAACAGAGGTACTGACCCTATAACAGTTAGAGTTGCAGTGTGTGACGCAGCAACACCTACTAACGATGAATTTATTGAATTTGAAGCTACAATACTTCCTAAAAACGTATTAGAAAGAACCGGCATAGTAATGCAAGCTGGAAAACTTTTAGTAGTTAGATCTAGTGCAACTTCATGCTCTGCAGTTGCAATGGGCATTGAAACTAGTTCAGTTTAAGTAGATAAATAACATTAAGTATTAGGAGAGTACACAAATGGGAAGAAGGTTAAACAACAGTTCAGGAGCAGGTTCCGGCACACCTAGAAAAATAACCGGCGCTACAACTGAAACATACTTACAAAGTGGACAGGTTGTGCAACTTACAGGCGCAGCACCGTACACAGTTATATTACCAAATCCAGCTTCGTTTGTTGCAGTTAATTCATACTATTGGAATAACACCGGCGGTGATGTTACAGTGCAAACACCATCAGGATTTTTTAAAGGTCCTAGTGGAAACGATACAAATACGGTTGTTATTGAAGACGGGTTTACACTCGGAGTTCAGTCAGACGGAACTAATTATTATGCAGTTTGGGAAAATCTGCCAGATAAAACTGGATCAGATGGAACTGTTTTAACATCAGATGGTTATACCGGTGGATTATATTGGGGTTCAACAAATATTGCTACTAATAACGATTTAGGAACATATAATAAAAACTCTTCAATTAATATTGACCTTGTTGCTGAAGGTTATGCAACTTCTGCATCCAGTGCTCCATTAACCTTTACAGCACTAGAAACTCTTCCAATTGGCTTATCATTAACTTCTGCAGGTGTTTTAAGCGGTTCGTTGTCGACTGCTACAGAATCATCTTATACTATACCAATCCAAGTAGACGATGGCAGCGGAATTAAAAAGATTAACTTTGTACTAGGAGTTTCATTAACAAACTCTGTCCCAACCTGGAGTACAGCAACAAATTTAGGATCTGCAACAATATCTTCCGGGACCAGTATTAGTTTACAAGTAACAGCTACAGTTGGATCAGGAGCAATTACATATAGTTTAGTATCTGGTAGCTTGCCAGGAGGTACAACCTTAAATGCCAATACTGGTGCAATTACAGGTAATTCAAGCGATACTCCAGATCAAACATATAACTATAACTTTACTATTAGAGCAACAGCTAATACATTTAGTGTTGATAGAACATTTACTTACCAGTTAACAATTACACCTCCAATTGGTCAACAATTGTATACTGGATCAAATAGTAGTACAAACGGTGGCGAAGATACTTATACATGGACAGCACCTTCAGGTGTAACATCTGTAGGCGTAGCTGCAATTGGCGCAGGATCCGGCGGTCGTTATGACTGGGCAGCTTGCGGCGGAGCCGGAGGAGGATTAGCATGGGCTAACGGAATTCCTGTAACACCAGGTCAAAGCTATACAATTAAAGTAGGCCGCGGTGGCTGTTGGAACGCCAACGGCGGAGGTTATAGTTGTTTTCCAGGTGTAATAGGCGGTGGCGGCAGATGTGGTTGTTGTCCGGGGTGTTGTGTTGTTACTGCAAGTATTAATGGTAATGCAGGCGGCGGCTGCGGCACAGTCGCATATCCAAACACCGCTGGAGGCGGAGGCGGCGGCGCTGGCTACGGCCCCAACCGAGGAAATACAAACAATTCAGGTTATACAGGCTGTTATGGTGGTGGTGGCAGTGCTACAAGTCACCATAGTTCGACTTATGGAACAGGTGGCGGTGGCGGCACCGGCATTTATGGTCAAGGAGCTAACGGAGCATGTGGTAACCCAGGATACTCACACCAAACTGGATCAGGCGGCCAAGGCGGTTCTGGTGGGACTTGTGGTAGGCCAGGCGAACCGTGGTCAAACGGGCGAGGAAACGGATATAGCTGCGGCGGCTGCTTTGGCGGCGGTGGCGGCGGTGGCGGCACATCGCACGGCGGCGGCTGGGGTGGTAAAGGTGCTGTCCGTATTATTTGGGGTCCAAACCGAGAATGGCCATCAACAGGTACAGCTGATCAATAATATAGGAAGATTATAACATGTATGTAAAAATTGACGAAAACGGTGATCCAATAAGCGGAATGATACTTCCTGAAAATCTAGAATATATTTTAGGTACAAAAGAGATCACTTCTGAACTTTTAACAGAAAATGGATATGCTGAAGTACTGCATCCACATGGTCCAGATCCAGACGTTATTGGAACAGGTACAGATAAAAACTGGGAAGGTACTGACAACATTATTAAAAATGATGACGGTACATATGAAAGAGAGTGGATTGTAGAAACTATTGATGTTGCTGAAAAAGTTCGCCGTTGGATTCTTGGCCCAAGAGAACAACGTTTATTTAAAACAGATTGGACTCAAATGAACGACAGTCCGTTATCTGATGAAGATAAAGCAGCATGGGCTACTTATAGAGCTGCTTTAAGATCTATAACAGATGATAATGATCTAGCAAACATGTCAAGCCCAGAAGAAATTGATTGGCCAACACCGCCGGGTCCATTAGATGGTTCCGGTATTGGTGGTAAGTGGGAACAAGCCCCAGCACCAGATCCTGAATAATAAAAACCCGCGTTAAGCGGGTTTTTTTAATCTTTCCTTTTAAATTTTAATGGCAGTTATCTTTCTATCATAACAATTTTCCTCCCATAATCCAATTTACATTAATGCGCCTTGGCGCTTTAGATAATATAGGAGAATGTGGAGTAGTGGAATTGAATAATATTGCACTGTTTTCTTTATGCATTATTTTTTTATCTTCAAACATTGTGCCACCGTCGCTTTCATTTACATAGTATAATAAACTAAAAAAATTACTAGACTCGTGATCTGTATGCCAGCCTGTACTTTGCCCAGGGGTATAAAAATTAATTAAACAACGATTTAACCCTTCAAACTGAAACCATTCTTTGTTATCATCAATCCACCAGTCTAACATATACATTAAAGAATCTACATTTGACCAATCTTCGTAGTTAGTTGCAATATTAAAAGGTTGTTTAGCAAAACATGCTTTGTCTAGTGTAATATTATGTCCACCAAAACCTGGATAATGCCAATCAATTAATGGAGACAACAATTGATTCTTTGCTCTATTATGTAACCATGTAGGTGCAAAGTTTTCAAAATGTTTAATCATTAATATTCCTAACTGTTATTAGTTTGTTATATTCTGGCAAATATAGATACTCAATGTCGCTATTAGCAAGTGTACGTATAGCATCGTCTAAGGTTTCAACTAACGGTTCTCCCCCTAGATTAAACGAAGTATTAAACACAATAGGTACACCGGTTTGCTCATATAATTCTTTAATTATATCATAGTAATGAGGATTTTGTTCACGCTTTACTGTTTGAATACGACATGTACCATCTACATGAATAATACTAGGAATCTTTTCAGCAACACCTGGCTGACAGTTCATAGCGTACATCATGTGCGGGCTTTGATCCATACCCCTCATGTCAAACCATTCGTGTGCAAACTCATGTAGGATACTACCTGCAAATGGACGGAAATATTCACGGCGTTTTACTTTGTTTACAAAGTCTTTGCCATCCGGATCAGTTGCATCATACATAATACTTCTGTTACCTAGTGCTCTAGGCCCGTTTTCTGAACGTCCTTGAAATATAGTAACAATATTTCTATTACCAGTTACTTTACCTGTCATAAGTTCAACTACATCTTTCTTAGTAACGGTTTGAATTTCTGCATTATATTTTTTTGCTGTTAGAACAATTTCGTCATTAGTATAAGTGTATTGTGGTCCTAAATATAAACTATCTGCATACTCTCTAACGTTATTGTCGTCAGTTAGTGAATGATATCCTAGTAATGCTGCACCCATTGCTGTACCTGCATCGTTAGATATTGGTTCTACATAAAAATTAATACCTTCGTCTTTTAATTGTCCTAAATACCAATAATTAGCAACACAGTTTAGTCCATATCCTCCGCTAAGTACTACATTTTTACATCCTGACATAGCAACAGCTTTTCGAATAAGTCTTAGTACTTCTGCTTGACTTTGAGTTTGTACAGCATATGCTAAATCTCGTCTATTTTGTAATAAAGTTAAGTCATTTACAGATTCGTCTGTTGTCAGTTCTTCATATCTTCCTTCGTTAACTAATGCACCATTAGGGTATGTAGGAATAATTACATTACGATCAGAAGTCCTCCATTTACCACCATTGCCGTCTGTGTAAATTTGAGGAATTCTATCATTAGGTTTACCATATGGAAATAGCCCCATAGTTTTTCCAGCTTCAATTGGTTGCCATCCGCAATATTGTGTTACTGCTTCGTATGCTTTAACTATGCCTGCACTATCATCTAAAAATAATTCGTGTGTACTATCTTGTTCGTTAAAATCATCAGATGCCATGTTAGGTATATGTTTACTAAGGTAAGGACCTCTGCCTCCTTGGTGTTTATAAAGAGTAGTAAATTTTGCAGGATAATTACAATTAATAATACTTTCAAGTTCCCATGTCATATGGTCTTCGCCATTAATATTCATAGGAATAAATGTTCCAGCACCGTCTACAATGACACTTACTGCTTTATCAAATCCTGATCGATAAAACGCACAAGCAGAATGTAATTTATGGTGCATGTGGCTTAAATCAATGACTTGAGGATGCTCATACGGAACATCTCTTTGTTCGATAAGTCCTAATTTTCTTGCTAATCCAGTATAAACGTCATCGCCAGTAAAATCAACTTGTCCTGCTGTGTCCTTTAACGACTGAGTGTGTGCTATAAACAAATAATCAATTTTGTCTGTATATTCTAAAATTTTAACCATAGATGCATAAGGACCGCCGTCGTACTTAATTCGACTTAGGCGTTCTTCTTCAATAGAAAAAATTACTTTTCCGTCTTTAAGTAAGCATACACCCGAATTATGTCCTCTAGCAATTGCTGCTATCCAACCTGTTTTCATAAATTACCTCAGATATTTTTACTAACTGAATCTACAATTAACAACAACTTATCGTTATCTAAGTCCATTAATCGTTCATTATTAATATCAGCAACTTCGTCATAACACATTCTTAATGGACTATACATTTTTTTACCTTCGCCAAAATCAATTATATCAAATGTTTTGTATTCTGGGTAAGTAACATTAATTGCAAATGTACTTCCTAGTATAACAGTTGATTTTTTATTCATACTGTGTGCTATGTGTTGACCTACGCTGTCGCATCCTAAAAAATAGTCGGCATGTTTTATTATACCTGCCCATTGACGTAGATTTAAATTTGGTATTTGTGCTGGTACGTCTTTACATCCTAACTCGTTAAAATCTAACTGTTTTTCGACCATAACAATTACTGTATATTTTTCTTGTAACTTGTTGATAATCTTAACAGCATCATTTATTGAGAAGGATTTTCCGTAAGGGTCGAGATTTACTCTATCTGGTTCTAAATCAGAACCCCTTCCAAAAGGCTGAAAAACAATTGTTTTTTTATTTTTACGATCAGATTTAATATTTTTTATTGTTTCTTTTGCACTTTGATCTTCGTCTCTTGTAAGTATTAAATTTGCCGGAGGCAAATTTCTTATACCTTTTTTATTAATAGCAATATCAAACGCTTGAGAAATAGAACATTGTTGTGTATAATACTCTCTTACGTGATATGGTTCAGGCTGCAAATAATTCATATCTTCAATAATATCTGTAAATAAATTTTTATGTCGCCAGTCGTACACTCTTTTGTGAAGTGTAGGATGAGAAATAAAAAGTTCAGTTCCGTAATCAACTACTACAATAAAATTATCGTCTGGATTTTCTTGTTCGTACTGTTCTAGTGCAGGTATTGAACACAATACCCTTCCTGCCCCGCCATTAATATTAAATGCTGTATCAAATTTTATCATTATCAATTATAACTCTAAATATGTTAATGCTTCTCTTGATCCTATTGGTCCTTTAACAAAGACATTAAATGCTATACTAATTCGCTCCCAATCATCTTTATTTTGATCTACGCTGTGCATTAAAGTAGAAGGAAACACTGCAATAGTGTTTGTACTTACAGGCACTTTATAACTGGATGCATTGTATATATTGAAATGTGTCTTTTCAAAGTCTAACATTGGCTTAGGATCGTTATAAAATACAATATGATCTTCTGTTCCTGTTTGTAGATAAAATGTTCCACTAACAACACTGTTATAATGATAGTGTATGTGATGTGTTGTATCTTTTGGATTTACATTACCCCACGATTGTGTAATATAAAAATCAGTAGTAGTCCACCCCATAATATGATTTGTAAACTCTGTTACCGCTGTGACAATTTGACTTTTAATTTCAGAAAATTCTGGCAATTCAAGTATGTTATCTTCCCAGGTTGAAAAATTGCCACCTGAATTTTTACGACTGTCTAACGACTTTAAAAAATCAATAGCATCTTGATGCGGAGTTTTGTCGTTATTAACGACAAACACAGGCTGCGAAAATAAAGGGTAAATCTCAGTCGGAATCTGTTGTGTCATTATAGATATTCTCTTTTAAATAGTTAGAAAGTATTGGTGAACTGTTAGCTCTTTTCTCCCATAAATTAATTCTTTCTTGACGCTGATTAACAAAAGTATCTACAGTATCTTTAACACTAATGCCATAAGTTTTTTCTGCATGTAATACGTTAAGAATATTAAACACAAAATAGTTCATTCCAGTAGCAACACAATGCGTGCCACCTTCTATATCGTGTTTAAAATCAAACATTTTTTTGTTTGCTAGATATGCAAATCCTTTGTTAATTGTTGGTATTTGTTTAACCATATTAGGACTGAAACTTTTGTTTTTAACATCTTGCCAATAGGGGGTATCTTCTCTTATAGACAACGCATAGTGTAGTGCTACAAATTCTGCAAAGTTTTCATAAAGGTTTCTAGTTGCGGTATTATAAACATCACGATCCCACTGTGTGCCATAACCTCGCTGTAATACGCTTACTAACATTAATAAAAATTCGTGTACAGTAAATAATCCGTTTGATTCTAACGGCTCGATAAATCCTGCACTTAAACCTATTGCTACAACGTTTTTAACCCAGGTGCGTTCATGTATACCAATACGCATATTAATAGGTCTAAATGTAAGAGCTTCAACTTCGTCGGGTGTGCGTGGTACAGTCATTTTGTCACTCATAAGATGTTGTTTAAATTCTTCTAATGCATCTTCTTGAGAGATGTGCTTATCGCTATAAACATATCCTGTTCCTAATCTACTCCATAAAGGGATATTCCAAACCCAACCGTTGTTTATTGCTGTACAATTAGTGTACGGCTCAATTTCTTTTTCTTTATCAACATAAGGCAATTGGGTTGCCCATGCTTTGTTATTAGGAATAATATGATTAAACGATTCAAAAGGCTCACTTAATGCTTCTCCTAATAGTAAACTTTTCCATCCAGTACAGTCGATATATAAGTCAGCATTGTGTTTGCCTAGTGTTTTTAATGTTAAGTTATCAATGCCGTGATTACTTGTTTCTATAGAAACAACTTCGTCATCTATATGTTTTACACCTTTAGGTATACAATAGTTTTCTTTAAGCCATTTTCCGAATAGTGCAGCGTCCATGTGATAAGCAACATCAGTATCTTTTCTAAAAGGTTCTAAGTCAGACCAATCAGTTGGAAACTTATTGTTTTCAACAAATGGCATTGAAGGATAATAAGTTTTACAATAATCCTCGACAGGTGTTTCCGGATACAATGCTTTTTTAGCTTGCCAGTCAGTTAAACCTGCAGGTGTGTCATCGGTGCAAGGAGTTCCAAATGGGTAATGAAATGAACCATAATCTTTTTCATAAAAGTCGGTAAATTTAATACTTAACTTGTAAGAAGCATTTGTATGTTTCATAAAATCTTCTTCATCAATATCAAGAGCAGACATCCAGTAACGTATGCCACCTAGTGTGCTTTCGCCAACGCCAACAGTTGGTATATTAGAACTTTCGATTACCGTAATTTCTTTTTCTGGAAAAAATTTAATAAGAGTTGCAGCAGTCATCCATCCTGCACTTCCTCCTCCTACTACTGTTATTTTTTTAATTTCTGGCATATGTACTCCTAATATTAATAATTATCAGTATCATTGTTCTTTAATATCAAGATCTGATATATAATTTGTATAAGAGGAATCTAAATGGAAGAAGAAGTTGAAATAAATTTTCATGAACCAGCAAACTTAGGATTTGTTGTTTGTAAAGTGCCGACAGAAATACTCAATGAAATTAAAAAAGAAGTACAAGAAGTACAAGAAGACTTTGAAAAAGCAGTTGATAACCGACATAATTTAGTTGGACATATTAATAACGAGTATACTTTAGAAAAAAGCAAACCTTTTCTAGAACCGTTCCTTTTAGAAATAGGCCAGCAGTATAATAATAGATATAACTATGTTTCAACTGTAAGTGGCGTTATGAGCGGTAAAATAGGTTTTGATTTAACTTTAGACGGATATTGGGTTAATTTCCAAAAAAAACACGAGTTTAATCCTATGCACCATCATGCTGGTGTTTACAGTTTTGTTATTTGGTTAAATTTGCCTTTTAATCATAAAGATGAAGAAGCAATATACCCTATAGTAAACGGAGAAAATAGAACATCAAAGTTTACATTTCATTATACAGATATTTTAGGAAATTTAGGTCTTTACAGTATTCCTGCAGACCGAGATCTCGAAGGACATTTAGTTTTCTTTCCGTCAAAATTAAATCATAGTGTTAATCCGTTTTACACTTCAGATGATTATAGAATAAGTGTAGCTGGTAATTTACAAATAAAACCCAATGTCGAATCTATTTGGAGGAAGAAATGAACTTTTGTATAGTCGGTGGCGGCACAGCAGGATTAGTCTCTGCTTTGATTATAAAAACTAGATTTCCGTATAGTGATGTTGATCTTGTAAAATCAGACAAAATTGGAATTATAGGTGTAGGTGAAGGATCAACAGAACACTGGCAAACTTTTGCAGATTACGTAGGAATATCTAACGAAGAACTTATTAAAGAAACTGATGCAACTTTTAAAATTGGAATTATGTTTGAAGACTGGGGAGTTCCAACATATATGCACAGTATACAAGATGGTTATAATCTTCAATTACAAAATGAATATCCATACATTTACGGTAATATTATAAAAGAAAATGTACATTCGGATAATTTATCAAGTAAATCGTTTTGGGAAAATAAAATTAATACTTGGTATGTTAAAAATAATGTATCCCCAGTTGCACAATACCACTTTAACACATTTAAATTAAATCAGTTTTTAACAAAAAAAGCATTAGAAAAAGGTGTTAAAATTATTGATGACGAAATTACTGATATAACACATGACAAGTCTGGTAATATAGTAGAATTACGTAGCAAAGATTCTGCGTATAGATATGATTTTTACATTGATAGCACAGGATTTAAAAAACTACTAATTACTTCGCTTGGTGCTAAATGGGTGTCGCATAAAGAATTTTTACCAACTAATAATGCAATAGTTTTTCAAACACCAGACACTGAAAATTATAACATGTGGTCACTGGCTAAAGGTATGAAATATGGCTGGATGTTTAGGACACCAACATACGGACGCTGGGGTAACGGATACATTTATGACGGTGAGTTTTTAACACCGGATCAGGCAAAACAAGAAATTGAGGAAACACTGGGATATGAAATAACTATCGGAAAACACATAAAGTTTGATCCTGGTGCATTAGATAAAACATGGATCAATAATTGTTGTGCTGTTGGTCTTAGTTCTAGTTTTATAGAACCTCTAGAAGCGTCAAGCATTGGTGCTACAATACAACAGGTTTTTATGCTCATTAATTCAATACCAAATTATGATCAAGAAGCAATCGACCAATATAATAAGTCTTATAGATCTGTAGTAGAAAACATCCGAGACTTTATTGTTTTTCATTTCCAATGTAAACGTAGAGATACAGAGTTTTGGAAAAAGGTTGCTAATTTGCCTGTTCCAAATAGTTTACAACAAAAAATGGATTTATGGAAAAATAGACTTCCTTGTGAAATGGATTTTGACTTAGATTCAAAATATGTGTTATTTAAAGCATTACATTTTTTGATGGTTGCACACGGTGTTGAACATTTTAATATTTCTAAAATTAAAGAAGAGTTTGACTCATTACCTAATGATATTAAATTTGATGCAAACAATGTTTGGACAAATTTAAAACAAGAATATGATCCTAATGAAGATTTTATTACACATAAAGAATTTTTAAAACTTATAAGAGAAAGCTAATGACTCCACATAAAATTATTGTCGTCGGTGGCGGCACAGCAGGTATAATGTCTGCAACATATTTTAAAGCATACTGGGGAAATTTAGTCGACGTTACTGTTGTTTATGATCATAGCTCTCCAGGAATCGGAGTCGGAGAAAGTTTAACACCTACATTTGATACATATCTAAAAAGAGTCGGAATAACCACCCAAGATTTAATAGAAAACTGCCACGCTACTATTAAGTTAGGATTAAAGTTTAAAAATTGGACTAAAAATTCTACTGGATATCACAGCTTTCCTTTAAATCAAAATATAGAAGATTTAACTAACATAGATTTAGATTTTTATCTACCAGAAGCGGGTGAAATATTAAACAATAATTTTCAACAAGGTATATCTTATAATGATTTATTTTTTGAAACAAATAAAATTCCTAGCAACGATCTCAGTAGTTTTAGACATGCATTGCATGTAGATGCAAATAAATTAGGAAGATATATTGAATGGAGATTTAAAGACTATTTAAACATAGTAGACGGAGTAGTTGAAACTGTTAATTTTAAAAATAATAAAATAGATTCTTTAATATTAAAAAATGGAAACACTATAACTGGTGATTTGTTTATTGACTGTTCAGGTTACCAACGGTTGTTAATAAGCAAGTTAACGTCTGATTGGGTAGATATTTCAAAAGACTTGCCTACAGATAGGACAATACCAAATCCGTTGTTTAAAGAGTTCGACACAATACCTGTTTATACAACTGCTGAAGCAACAAAAGACGGATGGATACTGGATGTACCTTTATCAAATAGACACGGTACTGGTTATGTATATTCTTCTAAGTTTACATCAGACGACGAAGCTAAAAAAGAATTTAATAGTTGGTTATTAAAAAACTACAATACAGAATTACAATCAGACAGAGTTATAAAATTTAAAAACGGATATCATAAAAAATCTTGGGTTAATAATTGTTTGTCTATTGGGTTAAGCTCTGGATTTATAGAACCATTAGAAGCAACGTCAATTCATTTAGTAGTTACACAATTAGAAATATTTGCAAAGTTGTATAATTTAAATTCTGAAGAGGAAAAATTTAACCAAGAAGTATTTAACACAGAAATAAGAAACTTCTATGAAAATGCATTTCAATATATTAGATTTTTTTACGATACAAACAGGACTGACAGCGAATTTTGGAAATACATGACTAACAATCGACCCCAGTGGTTAAAAAATTTAAATAAACAATTATCTAATGGGTTCATAAATGATATTCATTTTTCAAACAGCCTTGCAATAATGTTTAGTAGTCTTAGTTTTATTAATATTGGATATTATCATAACAAATTTAATCCTACCGCTGTTAGAAAGTATCTCGAAAACAAACACTTATACAATAGGTGTTTAGAAGCTGATACAATAGTTACAAAAAACAAAACAAAGATTTTTAACAGTGCAGTTGATCATACCTTGCTTATTCGATCTATTCTTAGTAAGATAAATATATAAAAGGGTATCACTATTATGGCAAACAATTTTACGTTTAGTACAGGTATAAACAATACAGTAAAATTAAACAACAATTCGGGGTTTAGTTACGAAGGACCTTGGAAACAATTATACAATAATACATTAGTTGAAAAATGGTATCTTGGAGATTTTTCTAGCGCAGAATTTACTATATCAGCTGATTATGACAATACTCACAAAGAAATACTTAAATGTCTAGTTACAGCTGGCATTGATGTAGCAAACGTAGTTATCTATGCTAGAAGTAATTTTGGTGTAGACTTAATAAATCTATCAGTTACTGTAAACGGGTCAAGTGTCGAATTACTTGCTAGTCCAACTTCTGAGGTTTATGCAGGAACAAGATTTATACATACAGGATCGTTTTTTGGAAATCAGAAACCATTAACTCCATGATAAATACAATAGCGGAGGAGTTAAATGTCAGTAATTAATGGACCTTTTAGATCACAGTACGGCTTCAAAAGCCCTAATTTTACTGTTGACAGTGACGGCAATATTATAGCAACTAGTATTACGGTATCTAACACAGGACCAGTTGATCCTGAAGATCCTACTACTTCTGCCAGTGATTTTAGATTTACAGAGCAAGCTGGAAATTTTAGATTTGTTACTACTCCAGGAAATAATCCATCAATTACACTGAAAAGAAATAAAACATATTCTTTTGAGTTAACTAGTTTTTCAACATTAACATTTAATATTTTTAGAGATGATTTAACAACGTTATATAATACAGGATTACGTCATACAGATGGTACTGCTGGATCAAATGCTCAAGGAAAAGACACCGGTATTTTGTATATTGATGTTGCATTAAATGCTCCGGACACATTATATTACGCAGACGCCACAGGAACAGTTTACGGAGAAATTACTGTAGAAGATCCTGAAGGTCTTTTTAGTACTGTTGACATTAACAGCACTATAGATTCAACATCTGCAACAACTGGAGCATTAACTGTTGCAGGCGGTATTGGATTAGAAAAAAGTTTAACAGTAGGCGAAAATGCAAATATACTAGGTAATGCAGATGTTGGCGGGGCATTAACTGCCCAAGAAGTAAATGTTGATGGTATCGGAATTGCAAAATTAGAAACAGGTACTAACTTAGAATTAGTTGCAGGAAACAGGATAATAATAAAAGTTGCTGATGTCAGAATAGCTAATTTAACTAGTAACGGATTTGAAAATGTTTCTATCTCTAATTCTACAATAAATAGTAGTACAATAAACGATACAGTAATCGGAGATATAACGCCGTCTACAGCAACATTTGAATCTGTGTTAATAAATGACGTTACAACTTCGCCTAAGAGTGCAGCAACTAAAAGTTACGTTGATAGTAGCGCAACTGCACTAGCAGTAGCATTTGGAATATAAAAATGGCAAAAAAGCAAATTAAAAATTACGTATTTAAACCAGGGATAGGCTCAAACGATTATGTTTATCCAGATGCATACAGTCTTTTAAGTAGTAATAGAGACTTTATTATTTCAGAAGCAACTCAATACATTGCCCAAGAAGTAATTGATGCTACAAAGTGTCAACGAGATATTGGATATATTATTGATGGTGTAGCAGCAGATGCAGTACTAGGAACTAGTTATAATGCATACTTTTTAGGTTTAGCAGAATATAATAGCTTAGACATTTCTAAAACAGTTATTAGAACAATTGAGCGTACAAAATCAGAAATACAAGCTATTCCAGAAGTATTAAGTGAAGCAACTTTTAATGCACGTATCGGAAGTTCTATTGATGAAATTCTAAATATTATGCAGAATGGTAGAGATGCTGCTAATCCAGTAACATATACCATTCCAGGAGGTGTTGCACCAGATAGACAAGCAGCTCATACTAAAATTATAGAAAATTTAAATTTTATGGCTGCAGAAGTTAATGCCTGGGTAGATGTAAATTATCCTTTGCACGATCACGATGTTGACAAATGTACACGAGATGTAAAATATGCATTATTAGCAGCAGCATATGATGTCCTTTATCAAGGAAATAGTGCAAGTTACGACAGTGCAAAGTTTTTTAATAATTATGCCGCTGCTGGAAATACAGGAATTACAGCCGAACATCAAGCACAAACAGTTGCAGCATACAGACATTTACAAACAATAATTTCTGATGTAGTACAGGGAATATCTGTTAGTCCTTCAACTGGAAATTCAACTCCACAAGTAACAGCTGGGTTAACAGCAAACTCTGCAACAGGTACCGAAGTTTCTAATCTAATAGATATTGTTGCAGATGTTGTAGAAAATGGAACAGGAGCATTACCCGGTATAAGAACTGCACCAACAATCACATTATCTACTGCTGGCGAGCAAACAGCATATAACCAAATTCTTACTGACAAAACAGATATTATAGATGCTGTTACTTGGTCACCAACATATACATATAACCAAGAAAAATGTGAACGAGATATGGGTTACGTTGTTGATGCATATCTTTATGATCTTAGATATGGCGGCAATCATAAACTATTAAACACAATTAAGTATTATTGGGAAGAAGATGTAGCACAAGTAGACGGAAATAGAATTCCTGAAATTGATACACATAATTTTATTGGTGATTTAATCTTAGATTATATTTTTACAAACACATCTTGGGCAAATGTAGGATTGATTCCGCAAACAGTTGATGTATCTAAAACAACAGAATCAGGAGCTATTACTAAAATAACTTCATTAGTCGGCTCAACAGTTGCCGTTATTACTAACGGTTTAAGCAGTATGCCAGCAGAAGAAGAAACTGGTGTAGGTTATGTTAAGATTCAAGGCAAATATCAAAGCAATACATTGCTGTTAATTACAAATACTACTAAAAATGAAGTCATTTACAACTTTAGTAACAGTGATTTAGGAGCCTCTGTTACTATAAAAGATTATGGTGATGATGATGATTTTGTAAAATATTTGCAAACTACTGATGGTGTAACTACAATAGAATTAGTTTACAATACTTCTACCCATAGCGCAACCGATGATATTCAAATCTTTGTAGAAGAACAGGAAGTAAGAACACGCCCATACGATTTTGGAACAGATGCAATTGAACGTATGCGTATTGCACCTCCGTTAAGTATGCTTGATGCTGACTTTGAGTACGGATTACAGCCTACCAAATGGAGTGCTATTGCAACAATGCGTGGATATCCGAGTGTTTATGAAATTCCGGGTACAGACACTTCAGTATCTAGCGTAGTAACTGACGCTTCTACAGGAACAAACGGTGTAGGACAATCATTAATTACAGTTACAACTGCAGGTGCTCATGGATTTGATGCAGGAACTCCGATCACTATTAAAGCACTTGAAAATAGTGTATCTGGTGCAGCAAGAGCCGAAGGATCGTTTGTAATAATTACAGTACCAAGTTCTAATACTTTTACTTACTATGCAAAAGCAAAAGTAGGATTAACATCAGGTGAAGTATTATCAACTACATATACACAATTAAGACAAGCTGGATTTTATACAGGTGCAGCAATTGGTAAACCAACATTTACTGTGATTTCTAATGGTTACAACGGTACAGCGACAACAGAATTAATCACAGCTTCCGGATCCAATAAAATTGCATTTAGTGGTGACGTTCCAGAAATTGGCGCTCCGCTAACTCATCCTAGTTTAAACACTGGTACACAGGTAACTGGTGTAGCTGGATCGGGTGGTACTGTAGTAACACCGACAGTTGTAGGCTCTTACGGAGCAGGCGTGTCTTCTATAGAAGTAGCAAGTGCCGCTGGTATTGTTCCTAACTTATCGATAGACAGGGGCGATGGGCAAGCAATTCACGTTGCATCAGTTAACGGAACAACTATTAATTTTGACGGTACGACAACATCACCAATTGTTGGAAATTATGAATTATATCAAGGTGTTGTTGGAGTAATACAACAAGGCGTAGGAACGAATGCAACTTTTGATGTTACTAATACTGGAGGCGTTTATTCTGTAGCATTAAATACTGCTGGTACCGGATATCAAATAGGTGACAGATTAACAATTGCCGGCGCATTTTTAGAAGGTGACAGTCCAACTAATGATATAAAAATAACAGTACAAACAGTAGGCGGAAGCGGAGAAATTTTAACATTTACCTTTACAGGTGCAGGCTTCACTGGCACAGGAACGATATCAGGAGTAGTACCTTCAGA